AAGGAGGTCTTTCCATGCCATACGTCATCGACCGAAGGGTATCGGGTTCTCGTAAAACAGAGCTCGAATACCAATCGGGATCGAACCCAATTCGGTATCGATCGGTTGATGGCGTAACCTCGTACGAGTCCACCTACGGGTGGCGTACGGGGCCAAACGTGAAGTCAGATGAAGCAGACCCGCGACTAGAATATCATCCACCCAAAGGTGGTACTCTAGCTGACGTTCTTGCTTACCGCAAGAATTTCATTGAGCAAGTCGTGACTAACGCAGCCACGAGAAATGCTCTTCCAGGCTCGACCCATTTCCTACTTTCGGATAGGGGTAACGAGTTCGCGAATACTAAGCTGTCAGTCAGAGCAGGTAATAACTACTGTTTCTGGAAGGCAGGTCTTCCCTCAGCCACTACAAAGATCTGGAACGCGAGTCCCACGTTGATGTATTGGTTGGATCAGACAGGCACCATGGTAGCGGGTTCGCCCGTTACCGATTTTGGCGGCTATCTTAGAGGAAAAGGTCTGAAGGAGTTCGACGGAACTGGCAATCATGGTCTGAGCACTGCTCAGACCAACTCTATCGCCACCTCGGCGATTGGGGTGATGAACCCCATACAGAGTCATGCCAGTGTGCTAACTACTCTTCTCGAGTTAGTTAGCGGTGATGTGCCGGGAGTGTATAAAAACCTCCTGAAACATCTAAAGACCATCCAAGATATACGAGGTGTTACCTCGTCCGGTCTCAAGGGAGCGGCTTCCTTTACGGGAGGCTCATTCCTAGAGAACGTTTTTGGATGGACGCCTATGCTCAAGGATATAAATGCCGCGATCCAGGTCTTAACAACCATAGATTCGCTGCTCTTCCCTGAGGATAGCACCCGCCGGAACTTCAAACGCGTGATACACGAACGCTTCGGAACCCTCACAGGTAACGTTGCGCTTGGGAGTGGAGCAGTGTTGGCAGGCTCAATGTCTGCCGACGAACGATCGATCTTCGTGAATGCCAATCAAGGCACTTACTTTGCATCGCCCGGAACTGCTCCAACCGTGTTCACGGCCAGAGAAACAATTGATGTGCGAGTCACGGCTCGGTTCAACACCTCTATGGTCCCCAGTGCCCAATCGAATGGGTATCTGGACAAACTACAAGTGTTGCTCGGGCTACAGCTCACACCTCAGGTGCTCTGGGACATCACGCCATGGTCATGGTTAGTAGACTGGTTCGGCAATATCGGATCAGTAGTGGAGAATCTTTCGAATATCCACGCTTCTAATCTCATCCTGAATTACGCCTACGCTACCTTCCGCCGCGAGGCGGTTTCGGGAGTTTGGGCGAAGCCTGTGCTCAGTGGATCGTCTTCTGGATGGCAGTCCCTTTCGGGGGACTTCATCACGGAGTATACCACTGTGCAGAAGGTAAGGCTGAGAGCCTCACCATACGGGTTTGGCACAGCTCTAAGTTCGTTAAATCCGAACCAATGGGCTGTCCTAACCGCGCTCGGGCTTGCTCGCGCACGGTGATCCATCACAACTGAAAAACAACTCAATAGGAGGAATCATGGCATTCGCTGATCCACAGTCCGTCACAATCGGGACCACTCCTGGTGTCGTTAGCTTGCCCCGTGTGAACGGGGATGGAGAACTTGGCAAGTTCTCCAACTACGACGCCAAGACGGTACTGACCGTCGGTACCACTTACGGGAAGCGGACGCGCCATTCGGCTCGTCTGACTTACTCGAAGGTGGTTACCGATCCCTACGTTAGCACCACGAACGTGCTGGTGCTTGGTGGGGTTACGGTTACCCTGGATGTGCCCCCGTCCGGCTTCTCTGCAACTGAGCAGAAGGAGCTGGCGGTGGCACTCCTCACTCATCTGACCGCCTCCTCGAACGCAGCTCTTATCAAGCTGATCGCCGGGGAGAACTGATGAACGAAACGCTGATTTGGACGATGTTTATTTTTCTGACATCGGCCTTTTCTGCTACTTTCGCCATCATGGTCACTTACGCTGCCATGCGTAAGGGAGTGAGTACGAACTGAAGCCACAGGGAAATTCCCTGCGGTGTGCGAGGCCATTCCTGGATGCTGCTACCTGAAAGGAAACAGTATGAAAAGCCAGTCTGACCTCCATGTGGCTGTCCTCAAACATCAAGGACAGCTACTGGGCGTTGACACCTCTTTGGATATCGCAACATTGATATCCGACGTCGAACTACAGGGTGAAAAAGTACTCACCTTGTGGCTACCGGCACTCGGGAAAGCTTTCGAGCGATCTTTGTGTGTCGGTGAGTTGTTGTTCTCCGGGAAGGACCTTTCGAGGGCCCGATCGAAGAGCGACAAGAGGCCGCGTTTTATGAACGGCTTCTACTCTCTAGTGTTCGACGCTGATGGTGATTTGCTCACACATCCGTCCATCGATGCGATTCGCGCGATCCGTCAGGTTCTTAACCTGCACGGGAAGCTCAAGGAGCTCCCTACCGTTGACAAGGTAGAGGACGCGTTTCAGCAGTACGTGGATACGGACAATGAAGTTTCACAAGTGTTGCCTCCTGATCTCCTCGCGGAGTTCCGGCAGACAGCACGTGAGGCTTGGGGTCCTTACTTCTCCTATATGGAGAGGCTTGTGTTCGCGGAGGGATTTCTTCCTGACGCAAAGCACGGACCCGGTGCAGTTTCCCAAAAACTTTCCAGCAATGGGAAGTGGCGGAACAAGGAGTGGACGGAGCGGCTCGAGAGCTACTTCCGTGCCACAGAGTTCCTTAGTCACGATCTCGCATATGAAGGCGAAGATGTGACTCTGCACCCCCCCGGCTCCGAACCCCCTGCTAGGGTGGTTGCGGTGCCTAAAACGGCGAAGGCGCCTCGTATCATCACAATCGAACCGGTGTACAACCAGTTCGTTCAGCAAGGCCTAGCGGCCATGTTTGAAAGGTGGATGTATCAACATCCCCAAGTGAGTTACGAGTTCCGTGAACCAAACATGAGACTGGCGCGAGCCGGTTCAGTGGATGGTTCCTTTGCTACGATCGATCTTTCCGAAGCATCAGATCGTATCAGCCTTCGTCTAGTCAAAGAGTTGTTCGGCGATCACAAGTATCTCCTCGGAGCTATCTTGGCCTGCCGCTCGATGACTAGCGAGCTTGACGACGGGACCACGGTCCAGTTGCGCAAGTTCGCGTCTATGGGGTCAGCTTTGACCTTCCCCATTCAAACTCTGGTCTTCGCGACCATGGCGAGAATGGCGGTCAAGCGTGTGAGCAAGGGTTGGCCGGGTATCGAAACCCTGCCAATCCGCGTGTACGGGGATGACATTATTGTCCCCGAACACGCAGCCCTTGAGACGGTATACATTCTTGAAGCCCTCGGGCTCAAGGTGAACCTCGACAAATCTTTCTGGACTGGAATGTTCAGAGAGAGCTGCGGGGGGGATTACTATGCCGGTTCGGATGTGTCAATAACCCGAACCCGCAAACGGATCCCTACCTCTCGTCGCGACGTTGACGAATTGGTGGCTATTGTTGCCTTCAGAAACCTGTATTGGAAACAGTATGGCGAATCTGAAGTAGTCACCGGACTCGATGCAATCATTGAAGGGTTGATCCCTTTCCCTGAAGGCTACGAGTCTACCGCTGGTCTAGTCAAGTGGAGTCACGGACTGCCCGTTTCATACGGGTGGTGCGAAAAACTGCAACGTGGCTTTGTCCTTGCTTGTTATCCTGTGTATCGTACACCGGACGACGTCTTGGACGACGAAGCGGCGCTTCTCAAGTTCTTCTGGACACCCTTTAACGAGGATCCGAAGCACTTGCAACGCGCGGGGCGGCCCGTATCCGCGAGAATCAAATACGGGAAAGTCTACCTCTAGTAGGTAGTGGATCGGTTATGCCGATCCGAGCGAGGGAAGGGTAGTTCTCCTTTCTAAAGAG